CTATTCCTGAGTTTGGTCAGCTTGTGGGGGAAGCTCTAAGAGGTGGCGCAGATGTCTCGATCATTTGCGGCGCACCTCCCGAGGCCGTAGGGATCAAGCAATCATGACAACGCCAGCGGAGCTGTATCGAAATGCCATCGATCTCAACCGCTTTAGCAACAGTGTGGCAAAGCGAATTGCCATTACATACAACGATCTTATTCTGGATGCTGTTAATCAGCTACGTGGGATTGATGAGCTTGCAGCGCCTGTCAAAGCTGCACGGCTTCGGGCCATTCTCGCGCAACTGAAAGGGTCACTTGATAGCTGGGCAGAAACCAGCACGTTGTTTGCTGTTGAAGAGCTACAAGGGCTAGCTGTACTGCAAAGCGAATTTGTAACCAGTGAGTTGGCCAAGGCATTACCAGCTGAACTAGCGAATCAGATCAGAAGCGTGCAGATCAGCCCGCAGTTTGCCCAAGCGGTAGCAACTATTGACCCAACGGCCTTAAACGTTGTTGCGCTAAGTGACGACCTCCAAGCTGCGGTAACTGGAGCACCTGCAACGTTTCAGCTAACGGCAACGCAAGGCTCTGTCATCACGCTACCTAACGGCAAAGTGCTGAACAAATCGTTTCGGGGCTTGGCTGAATCTCAGGCTGACCTTTTTGCCAAGACTGTTCGGAATGGCTTGCTGACCGGCGAATCAACGGACAAACTGGCGCGTCGCTTAAAGGGTCGTTTGCAGTTTGGAGATCTTGGCCCCTTGTCTGTAAGACAATTAGCTCAAGCTGGCGGTGAATTGACAGCCGTCGCTAATCATCAAGTCAATGCTTTGGTCCGTACAAGCATCAACCAGGTAGCCAATGCTTCAAGCCAGCAAGTCTACGAAGCCAATCAAGACGTGACCAAGAAATACAAGTATGTGGCCACGTTGGATAGCAGAACTTCGGCTATTTGCCGGTCGCTAGATGGCCAAGAATTCTTTTATGGCGAAGGACCAGTTCCGCCGCAACACTTCAATTGTAGATCAACGACTGTGCCGATTGTTGATTATGAAGGCTTGGGCTTTGATCCGCCACCATCAAATTCGCAAAGACGTCCAGGCACTACCCTTGGCCCATCAAGAGGTGTAAGGGGCGGCACTGTCCCAGATACCCAAACCTATGGCCAATGGCTTGAGCTTCAACCCAAGGCTGTAAAGGATGACGTGTTGGGCGCTTCAAAAGTTCCGTATTTTGAAAGTCTGGTTGAGAAGTATGGCCCAACTCAAGCGATCAGGAAATTCGTTTCTGCAGACGGGTCAGAGTTAACCTTGGATCAGTTACGCCGTCGTTATCCCAATGTCAAATCTGCACAGTAAATTCAAACTTGCGGTTCAGGGAAAGGCAGCACCAGAGGCAAGCTCCTCTAAGAAGCCCGCCAAGAGTAAAATCGACAAGAAAACGGCAGCTAAGGAGCAAGACTGATGCCAGGGAAGCACTACGGCCCTAAAAAACCTCAAAAGCCAATGGGCAAGAAGAAGGGGAGCAAGAAAAAGTAAAGTAGTAAAGTAATTAGCCCTACGGGTAATTCATGTCTGAAGAGCAAATTCAGGAGGCTACGCCTTCTGAGCTTCAAAACAACGCCGAACTCGATTCACTGAAAAGCAGTGTTGAAGGGCTAGAGCGCAAAAACCACGAGCTGATTGGAAAGCTAAAGGCCTACAAAACCATCCCCGATGGCGTTGACGTTCAAGAATTACTGGACTTCAAGCAAAAAGCGGTTCAAGCAGACCTAGAGCAGCAGGGCAAGTATGGAGAAGCCCGTCAAGCTTTGGAGCTGCAATTCCGTGAGGCGACAGCTGAAAAAGACAAGCGCATCTCTGAGCTAGAAGCCCGCGTGAGAGAGCTTGAACTGATTGCACCTGCGATCAGCGCTTTGGCTGACGTTGTTCATGATCCGGACTTAATACTGAAGACTAAACTCACCAGTGATCAAATCGAGCGTGAGTCAGATGGCACAGTCGTCGTAGTTGACGGCTATCAGCGCACGCCCGTCAATGAGTGGGCCAAGACTTTGCCCGCGTGGATGCAGAAACAGCCCAAGCCTCAAGGCAGTGGAGCACCTGCTGGCCGCACTTCTGGAGAGTCAGTGGCTGGGATTAAGAATCCATTTATAGCCGAATCATTCAATCTGACGGAGCAGTCGCGTCTATTCAAAACTGATCGCGACCTATATGACAGGTTGAAAGCAGCAGCTAACCGCTAGTATGTGAGTTAATGGCAAAGCTACGCAGAGCCAATTGGGCTACGCCCACACCGTAAACATTCTCTTTTTTGACAGATGGCAACTCTTAGGAGTGACATCATCATCCCTGAGGTATTTACGCCTTACGTCATTGAGCAAACAACTCAGCGTGATGCCTTTTTGGCTAGCGGTGTGGTGCAGCCAATGGCGGAGCTAAATGCAGCAGAGGGTGGTGGAGATTTCATCAACGTACCCTTTTACAAAGCAAACCTTGCTGGTGATTTTGAAGTTCTTACTGATAGCTCTTCACTGACTCCAGGCAAAATCACAGCTGACAAGCAAGTTGGCGTGGTCCTGCATCGTGGCCGCGCTTTTGAGTCTCGTGACCTCGCTGCTCTTGCAGCTGGTTCTGACCCAATGGCCGCCATCGGCGCCAAGATCGCTGACTACATCTCTAATCAGCGTCAGAAAGATCTTCTTTCTTGCTTGTCTGGTGTTTTCGGCAGCATCAATGCAAATACCAATGCTTCGGCGTTGTTTAGCCTTTGCATCGACTCTGCTGCCGCTGATACGCCAACCGTGCTCAGCCCCCGTCACGTTGCTCAAGCTCGTGCGCTCCTGGGCGATCAAGGAGACAAGCTGGCAGCCGTATGTATGCACTCAAAAGTCTACTACGATCTCGTTGAGCGTCGCGCCGTTGATTTCGTCCTTGCGACTGATATCAGTGGTGGTGGTGCAACTGCTTCCGGTGGTTCGATTGCTGAGTCCTTCGGCAGCCCAACGGTCCCAACCTTCATGGGCCTTCGCGTAATCGTTAGTGATGACGTGCCAACAGTTGGCGTGGCTGGTGCTACTGAGTACAGCACGTACTTCTTCACCCAGGGCGCGATTGGATCTGGCGAACAGCTCGGACTTCAGACTGAGGTGGACAGAGACATCTTAGCTAAGTCGGACGCAATGTCGATCGACCTTCACTATGTCTATCACCCGATTGGCACTAAGTGGGGCGTCACCACTGCGAACCCAACCCGGACCCAACTTGAAGTAGTAGGCAACTGGTCGAAAGTCTACGAACTAAAAAACATTGGAATCGTGCGGGCAACCAACGTTTCCAATATGGATTGATCGAGGTAACTAACCATGGCGTCCATTTTTGAGGCAACAGCGGGCAAACTTATCGGCCCAACAACTGGCGGCACTGTCACTCAGGCCACCAGCAAAGCAACAGGTGTGACACTGAACACTGCTTCAGGTCAAATCACCTTGCATGACGCTGCTTTAGGCGCAGGCGTTGAGGTGACCTTTGAGGTTACTAACAGCGAAATCGCCGCAGCTGATGTGGTCGTTGTTAATCACAGTTCTGCTGGAACTGCTGGTGCTTATTTGGCACAAGCAACCAACATTGCTGCTGGTACTTTCAAGATCACAGTTGCAAACCTGTCCGCAGGTTCATTGTCTGAGGCAATCGTCCTCAGCTTTGTGGCTCTGAAGGGCGCTAGCTCCTGATGGGTTTGTTCGCTTTCCGGCGAGCAAAAGAACGTGAGGCTGCTGTTACGGCGGCGGCCTCCTCTTCTAAAAAGCCCGCAATCAAGAAATCAACCGTAAAGGCAGATGGCAGTAACGATCACAGCGACGGCAGGCAGCGCAAGCGCAAACAGTTATCTAACGCTGGCGGAAGCTGATGCTTTAGTTGAAGGCATGGTCGAAAGTGCCGATGTTGCTAAGTGGACCACAGGCACCGCTGACACGCGCAACCGTGCTCTTGTCACAGCAGCGCAGCGACTTGATCGCGAAAGATTTCTAGGTGCACGGGCAACAGATACGCAGGCAATGCAGTGGCCGCGCACTGGAGTCCGTAAGCCTGACACGTACGTCAATACCTACTCAACGGGCTTTCCGTTTCGCATTTCTGACGATTACTTCACCGACACAGAGATCCCTGATCAGATCCAGCGGGCTCAGGTTGAACTGGCGGTGTACTTAAAGAACAACGTTGATGGCATTGGCCTAAGCGGTCTTGAGGATTACAAGAGCGTTTCAATTGGCAGCCTTAGCATCACGCCTGACAAGTTTGGAGCAGTGGGTGCTGATCGTATCCCGCCAATGGTTGAACGTTACTTGACTGGACTTAGAATTAGTGGGCCGGGTAACATTGCTATCAAACGGAGCTAATCATGGGCATGGACTTTGGGATTGGGGCTGAATTTGTCTCTGACACGGCTGCCCATACAGGCCGTTTCAGTGCGATCTACTTCAAAGAATCGACTGAAATCACCGCAATCACTGCGGATAACTACACGGGCAACGCATTGGCTGGCGAGACTTTCCCGGCTGACTCGACAATCTATGGAGTCTTTACGAGCATCACTCTGGCCAGTGGTGCTTGCGTGGCTTATAAAATCTGATGGGTCTTGCTAGCTCGCTGCAAAAAGTCGCCGACAAGGTTATCACCAAGTTTGGCGGTGAAGTGATCATCCGCTACGTCTCGGCAGGCTCTTACAACGCGACCACTGGCGTTGTCGGCGAAACCGTCAGCGATACAGAGACTCGTGGAGTTCTCGAGAATGTAGGCGTTCGCGAGGTTAACGAACTGATCCAAGCTGGTGACAAGCGCTTGACGGTCGCCGCTAAGGAGTTGCCATCAGCCCCCGAGACAAAAGATCGGGCTGTGATCAGTAGCGTTGTCCATCAAATCATTAGCGTCAACACGATTGAGCAAGACAATGAGGCGATCACCTACGAGTTGGTGTTGAGGGCATAACTATGACACGCCAGAGAGAGATCCGGTTAGATCGCATCGCCAGTCATATGGACGGGCAGATTCAGGATCTTGTTAAACTCGCGACGTTTAAATGGACAAAGCAAGTCATAGAGGAAACGCCCGTTTTTTCTCTGGACAATTATTCTGAAGAAGAACTGGCAGGCATGCCCATGTTCTTCAAGGTGAACGGGAAAACAGTTCCTCTTAAAAAAGCACTGCTGAAGCGCCCTACTGGAGGCACACTGAAAGGGGCTTGGCAAACCGATGTGTCAAAACCCTACATTGGGAGAATAACCAACACCACGGAATATGCTGAGCCGGTTTGCTACGGCACAAACCTGCCGCCATCATGGAAAGGACAGTTCAGGACTCGCCAAAGCCCTGGGACTAGGCCCGGTTTTCCTGATCTGATCGGCAAAGAGCTTGAGCCATGGATCAGCCAGCAGTATGAACGTATTAAACGGAGAAGCTAATGGCTGCTGTAGATCTCAACACTGTCAGAAGCGTCATTGAAGGCAGGCTGACCACAGAGCTTTCTAAAGCTCCGTTTCTTCCCGTCGTGTTTCACAACATGGCATATGAACCAACCCCAAACTCTTCTTGGGTGCAATGCCTTGTCAGCTTTGGTGCTAATGAGTACCTAAGTCAGGGCCTCACGGCCCATTCTCAAAACCGTGTCGTGGGTTTGCTGCTTGTCAGCATATTTACGCCGCGAGGGGTTGGCCCTGGAGCCAACTATGTCATTGGAAATCGCATCCGTGACCTCTACAATAGAGTCATCGTGTCGGGGGTTTTCTTCGACGCAGCCAACGGCCCATCGGTTCTGGCTTCACCAGTCCCTGAGGGCTACTTCCAAACTCAGGTCCGTGTGACCTTTGAATTCATTGAGGAACTCTGACCATGGCCACCATTCGCGGAGAACAAGGCGCAGTCCAGTT